TGCTGCTGAAGTTTATAGAACTCGTGGTTTAATTTAGTAATAAATAACAAAAAGTATAAGATTAAAATGCCTGCAATTATATCAGATCAATTTAGAATAATGAATGCAGAGACTTTCGCAAAAAGTCTTGTTGGAGTTGGAAAAACATCAAATACATACTATACCTTTATAGGTCAACCAAATGCTTTAAATTCTCAAGCAAATGGTTCTAGTTCTTGGGGTGATGGATTGCCTCCATTAGATGGATTTAAAGAAGAGAGTGAAATAAAGGAAACTATCATTTCTATGAAAAGAGTCACTGAAAGTGATGTGAGAAGAATGGTGAGAAAAATAACTTGGGAAAGTGGAACAACTTATGAAATGTATAGAAATGATTATACAATTTACAATTTATCTCCAAAAACAAATTCATCATCCTTATATGATGCAAATTATTATATAATTAATGATGATTTGAGGGTTTATATTTGTTTACAAAATGGTTCAGACCAAGAACATTCAAAAGGAAGGCCCTCTGTAGATAAACCAGAATTTGTAGATTTAGAACCAAGACCAGCAGGAACAAGTGGAGATGGATATATTTGGAAATATCTATATACAATCAAACCATCAGAAATTGTAAAGTTCGATTCTATTGAATTTATTCCAGTTCCAGAAGATTGGGGAACTGTTGGTGAAAGTATTTCAATTAAAAATAATGCTATTGATGGAAAAATTGAAATTTTAACTATACGTGATAGAGGGTCTGGTTACGAACCACCATCAAAAACATTTACAAATATTCCAATTCTTGGTGATGGTACTGGAGGAAAAGCAACTATTGTAGTCGATTCTTTTGGAAAAATTTCAGATGCATATGTAACTGATGGTGGATATGGATACACCAAAGGAATTATTCAATTTGAACCAGGAGAACCAGGAATTCCAAATGAATTAACAAATTCTGGCAGAATTGCTAAATTTGATATAATTATTCCACCAAAAGGAGGGCATGGATATGATATTTATAGGGAACTTGGAGCATATAGAGTTTTAGTTTATTCTCGTTATAATACCAATGAGACTAATCCCGATACTATTATAGGAAATGACTTTGCTAGAATTGGAATTATCAAAAATCCAACAAAAATAACAAGTAATGTTGAAATATTGGCCGAATCGGAAGTAAGTGCATTAAAAGCATTGAAATTGACTGGTGTTGCTACAACTTTAACAACTTATGCAGTCGATTCTACAATCACTCAAGCAATTAGTACTGGAACAATTGCAATTGGATTTGTTGCTTCGTGGAACAATGTAACAGGTGTTTTAAAATATTATCAACCAGTTGGGTTAGCAACAGTTGGTGTTGGATATAAAATTAATGACTTTAGTTCTACTGGTTCATCTTTGGTAATAAATGGTGCTGCTTCTGGAGCAGCATTAAGCATTGATACTTCATTTAGTAGTGATAATGTAGTAATAAATAATAGAACATATCAACTGGGAAGCAACTTTGTTGCTGGTATTGCATCTGCAGAATATAATAAAAAGTCTGGTGAAATCATTTATATTGATAACAGACCACCAATACCAAGATCAGCAAGTCAAAAAGAAGATATCAAAATTGTTTTGGAGTTCTAAAGAAAAATGCCACAAAATACAAACTTAAACGTATCTCCATACTTTGATGATTTTAATGAGAAGAAAGATTATCAAAGAGTTTTATTCAAACCAGGCACTCCAATTCAGGCTAGAGAATTAACAACTCTTCAATCAATTTTACAAAATCAAGTTGAAAAGTTCGGAAAACACTTCTTTAAAGAAGGTTCTATGGTTATACCAGGTCAAATTGGGTATGACTCTGAATATAGTTATGTGCAAATTGATGATACGCATTTGGGAATTCCAGTATCAGCATATATTGATAAATTTGTAGGCAAAAGTATAAAAGGTGAATCAAGTGGTGTTACTGCGGTAGTAGAAAATTATATTACAAATACAGAATCAGAAAAAAGTAACTACACATTATATGTAAAATATAAAAGTTCTAGTGATACAAATTTTATAGATAAAACTTTTGTTGATGGTGAAAATTTAATTTCATTGGAAGATGTTGATTATACATTATCATCAATTAGATTAAATACATCCTTTGCAACTTCTATCATTTCTGGTTCTGTTGGTAAAGGATCTGCTGCAAAAATAGAAGAAGGTGTATATTTTATTCGTGGATTTTTTATTACTGTCTCAAAACAAGTAGTAATTTTAGACCAATACACAAATACTCCAACATATCGTGTTGGTCTTTTTATCGATGAGGAAATTGCAGTAGCATCAAATAATTATAATGACTTGTTTGATAATGCTCAAGGATATACAAATTATGCTGCTCCAGGTGCAGATAGATTAAAAATATCTACAACTTTAATCAAAAAAGAAATTGATGATTTTAATGATCAAGATTTTGTAGAGTTGTTACGAGTAGAAAATGGTGGATTAATTAAATTTGTAGATAAAACTGATTACAATTTAATTAGAGATGAATTGGCTAGAAGAACTTATGATGAATCTGGCGATTATTACACAAGACCTTTTGATATTAATGTAAAGGAATCATTAAATGATAGAATTGGAAATAATGGAGTTTATTATTCGAGCCAAAAAACTAGACAAGGAAATACCCCATCAAAAGATCTTGCTTGCATTTCCGTAAGTCCAGGAAAAGCTTATGTTCGTGGATATGAAATTGAAACAATTAGTAATACTATTGTAGATATAGAAAAACCAAGAACAACAGAAAAAGCAGAAAATATATCAATTCCATTTAATGTTGGAAGGCAGATTTTATTAAATAATGTTTATGGTTCTGTTAGTGTCGATTTAACAACACAAGTAAGTCTTTATGATACTAGAACAGCAACACCAGGATCTTTATCTGGAACAAAGATTGGAGTCGCTAGACTTTATGACTTAAAATTAAAAAATGCAGGATATTCAAATGCTTCAACTCAATTTGAAAGTTCTTTATATGATATTCAAACATACACAGTATTGACAATTAATACTGCATTATCCCAAAATTCACCTGCATATATACAAGGAAAAAATAGTGGTGCTAAAGGATATTTGGTTAGTAATGCATCATCTACTACTTTGACTTTATATCAGGTTTCTGGTTCATTTATAGTAAATGAGCAAATTAAAATTAATGGTTTAGATGTTTCTCGCACAATCACATCAGTAAAAGACTATTCATTATCTGATGTTCATCAAATATATTCTTCTGGATTTACTGCCGATCCAATTTTATCAAAAACTCTATCAGTCGCACAACCAGGAACTCAATTTACTATTACATCTAGTGGAACAGTAACAACTTCAAATCAAAACTTTTATATTGGAATTAATGTAGGTGACATCGTATCATACACAAAACAGGGTGAAAGTGTACCAACATATAATAAAGTTTCTGTTGTTAGTGGATCTTCAAAGTCTTTGACTATTGTAGCAACAACTTCTGTTTCTGGTGTTTGCTCTGGTTCTCTTCCAGTTTCAACAATTACTGTAAATGACTTCAAAGTAGTATCTTTGGATGTTTTAAATACAAGAAATGCATTTTTATATGCACGTTTGAATAACTCAAAAGTTTCAAATTTGGATTTAACTGGTTCTGATATTATATTAAGAAAATGTTATACTATTACTGCTGGTGAATTTAGTGATGGTGCTTGGAGTTCTACACTAGAAACAGACACATCATTAACATTTGAACCATTTGATGAAGAAGATTATAATTTAACTTTTGCTGATGGAACTATAGCATTATTAGATGATCAAAAATTAGTTCCAAGTGGAAGAACTATATCTATTCAAAATATTGCTGCAAATTCAGGTGCAGCAATATTGACTGCTACTCTTAAGAAAATAAATACAAAAACTCGCAAAAAGATATACAATAGATGCTCAAGTCTGACAATCAATAAAACTTCTTCCGGTATTTCCACAAATACAAGTGGATTAAATGTTAGTGATGTTTATGGTTTAAGAGTTGAAGATGATGAGATTTCGTTAAATATTCCAGATGTGGAATCAATCATTGGAATTTTTGAATCAGCATCATCATCATCTCCAACATTACCTTCTATAACATTAATTGATTTAAATTCAAATATTTTAAATTCAATTAAAGGCGAAAGAATAGTTGGGAAAGATACTGGAGCAGTTGCAAGTTTAGTATCAAATGATGGAACAAATGAAGTAAAATTTGTTTATTTGAATGAAAATAGTTTTTCTGTTGGTGAAACTGTTACTTTTGATGAATCTCAAATTTCTGCAATGGTAGATTCCGTTCAAGTTGGTGATAAAAATATTAAAACTAACTTTATTTTGGATGAAGGCCAAAGATCAGAATATCTTGATTTTTCAAGAATTATTAGAAAACCACAAATTGCTGCGCCAACAAAACAAATTACAATTATTTACAATAATTATACAATAGATTCATCTGATACTGGTGATTTTGTTGGAGTAAATTCCTACGATAAAGATAGATATGGGGATGACATATCATTCGTTGATGGAATATCTTTAAGTGATGTTATTGATTTGAGACCAAGAGTTTCTCCATATTCTGGCACAAAATCACCATTTGAGTATGAATCTAGATTATTTACTGGACAAAATTCATCTAGAAATATTTTTGCACAACAAAAATCATTAAACTTATCTTATGATTATTATCTACCAAGAATTGATAGGTTGTTTTTAACAAAAGAAGGATCATTTATTATAAACAAAGGTGTTCCATCACTTCAACCAAAACTTCCAAATAATTTAGATTCTTGTTTAGAAATAGCAACAATTGTTTTACCTGCATATTTAAATAGACCGGAAGATGTAACAACATCTTTAGTGCAACACAAAAGATATACTATGAAAGATATATCTAGATTGGAAAATAGACTTTCAAATGTTGAGTATTACACTTCATTATCTTTATTGGAAACAGATACACAAAATTTAACAATAAGAGACACAACAACAAAATTAGATAGATTTAAATGTGGTTTTTTTGTAGATAATTTCAAATCATATAATGGTGGAGAAATAACAAATCGTGATTATAAATCAAGTATTGATGTTGCAAATGGAATATTGAGACCAACTCATTATACAACTTCTATAGATTTACTTTTGGGTTCTGAAGCAGTTATTGGAATTGGTCAGACATCAAATCCAGATGCAGATTTACGTTTTGTTAGTGATTTGGGTTCACCAAATATAAAAAGAATTGGAGATACTGTATGTTTAAATTATTCTGAGGTTGAGTATACAAAAAATCAATTTGCCACAAGAAGTGAAAATGTAAATCCATTCAATGTAATTAATTGGATTGGATCAATTCAATTAAACCCATCAAGTGATACTTGGATTGATACAAGAAGATCCGAAAGATCTTATGATCTTGAAGGTAGTTATCGTGCGGCAATGGGAATCACTGGTGCAGATAGCAATACTGGTCTTTCTCCAATTGATTGGAAATCTTGGGAAACTACTTGGACTGGCACAAGTACTTCCAGCACATCTTCTGGTCCGGTATTTACTGGAAGTACTTCTAATTCATTTACTGTTGATTCTGGTGTTGGACGAAGAGAAGTGACTGATATTAC